CACCATTAGAGAAATTTGCTCAGCTTGTTGATTATCATATGGCTTTTGAAACTGTCGCACCTCATGTTTGAATTCGCCATCTTTTAGATAATCAATACCCATATTAGTACCGCAATCAGCTAATTCTGGAGTTAATCTAAAATCACGTGTAGCAGTAGAAATAACACCAGCTTCTGAATTGGCACTCATAATTTGCTCACCATTAATAGCTAGTGCACGCTGAGCAGCTTTAAATATTTGGTCTTTTGAAGCATTAACTTTTTCACTTGCACTTTGGTTTAAAGTAACAGGCGCCTTATATGTAGTTGCACATCCAAATAATCCAAAACCCAATAAAGTTACCATTAAAAATTTTTTCATTAGTACACCAGTTATTATTAAGTTCATACAATTTAACAAACTGGTTACTTAATGTCACATTAATATTTATAAGGGCAGCCTCAACCACCCTGTGGAAAATTCGACAAAACTTCCAGCATATCGTCTTCGTCATCCTCTGAAACGGTAATAGCTGGCGGAGTTTCATCAATTCCCATGAATGCTTCTAAAATACGGCAAAGCCGTTGTATCCCAACATGTGCGGGAGGGTTACTTTGCTGATACGCACTTAATGCTCTTAATCTAGGTAGATCCATTTCATTACGTACATAGTCGTAATCTTTACCCATTGTCAGCACTAAATGCGTGTACAGCTCCTCCCAGTTTATTCCCCCGAACCACCTGCAGCGTTGTCTTCATTTCCTTTAAAACCAGACACAGACATTACAGCTTCCATAACTTCCGTGAGTTGATCCATATAAATCATGTCAGCAACATCATCACGTGTGATATCCGGGTAATTGCGCTTAAGCGACTTAAACGCAACATCAATCACGGTACCCACATCATCGAGCTTAAATGCTTGAAGAGCTGGCAATAACTTTTCAACCGCACCAAGTGACAAAGGAGCAAATACAAATGGCTGACCATCAATAATAATTGTTGAGCCACGTGGGTTATCAACTTGCTTAAATTGCATCTGGTATTACTCCGATAAATCGATTTTGAAAACACGGTTAAGATCATCAGCCATAGGCTGGAATTCAAACTCAGGAATATCGTAATCGTCCTGTTTTGAACTGAATCCAAGTTTGTTACTGGTACAACGGAAGAAATTCATGTGCATGAACTTACCTTTGTAGTCACGTTGAAGGTCAACGGCAAACTCTGGCGTATAACCCATATCTAGGTTTGAGACAGTGATTGACTTAGCACCCGCCACCATTGCTGAATAACGGAAGTTAATAAATACCGTTTTACCCACATCTGCAGCAGCAAATGTATAAGCACCAGTTGCGGCATCTACACTGTATTGTCCAGTTGTTGGTGCTGAAGCAACCCGTTTAAGTGGGATTGCTTTCGCATCTGTTACACCTAGATCCTTCACGAATGTACCGCTGTTAGGGACAACCGGTGTAACAGTACCACCAGCCGGAATCACTTCACCATTAATGGTTTGGGAAACTGTTTCAATTCCACCTTCAGCAACAACTCCACCGAAGAAAATGGAATTTAATAAGGTACCGTTAATACGTCCGAAAGAAGCTTTACATTTAATGGTACCTTTACCACGCGCAGCATCTACAGCAAATTGACCACGACCGAAAAGCTCTTTTAAGTCATAGCTAATATCCACACCAACGGATTGCATCACCCCCACTTCAACTGGTGTGGGATTACTAATCGGTTGCCCGTATACATCTTGAATCGGTGTAGCAAAGATCTTGCCGGCACCAAATAAATATTGAGCCATTTATTTTGACCTCTCTAAAATGACAAAACCGCCATCGAGGCGGTCATAAAATGAATATTTTGTTAATTGGTTGTGAGGATCCGGATAGGGATAATGGCAATCGCCTGATCATCTAGCATGTTTTCTACTGCTTCATACACTTCTATTGTGCCTTCAATCCAGCAATGCTCAACCAAACCTCCCAAGGTCTGACATTCATTAAAATCTGGATGATCTGGCTGAATAGCTTCACGTACACGATCGATGAATATATTCATCTGCGATGATGGCGGCTTTGTAGTGTCCGATTCATGAATATAGAGATAAACCTCAGCAGCTAGTTCAACTTTTGAATCTAAACCATGTACCGGGACTTCTTGCTGATTGCCTTGTGTAATAAACATGGCTGGGCGCTGTTCTGGTGTTACATGGTTAAAGTGACGTAAACGGCGACTTACCGTAATCAATCCCTCTACCCTTGTGCTTAACCTTTCAAACAACGCCTGATAGATTGCTTCGCTATCCACCTGCAATACCTCGTTCAATTGCTGCATCAATATTTTTCGGCACAATCTTGGCCACGATATCCAGCGAATCACGCATGAAACGCAATTCTCTAAAACGAACATTCCTTGAATGGGCCTTAATATTGACCTGAACCGGTGATATAGGTCGGCCAAAAGCCTGCTTAATAGTTCTTAAATGGGCTTTAACACCCAAAGCTCCATTTAGACCAAACTCATGAGCAAAGGCATAAGGTACCAATGCACCACCAGCACCTACGGTTCCCTCAATGGAATCGTTATCCTCATCCACCTTTGATGAAACAGATCCACGCAAGCGGCCTGACTGAACTTTAAGTCGTTGGCCACTTAACATGTCTTCCTGAACAATCCGCTGTAAGCGTAAAGTAAGAGCGTTAATCGTGCGTCTTATTTCAAACCTAACGCGATTATTCATCTCATCAAAATTGACCTGAGTATCAACACGATAATCGCTCATAGCTTAATTACTCTTTAGCAGATGCTGCCGATTTCTTTGGCTCAACCACTTCAACATAACGCTCAAAACCTAAGGGCTTTAAAATATGGATAATGTCATTATCCGATTCCAAAACGCCGTTTTTGATATCTAGGTTTTGCCCAGCAATAACGAGTTTGGTTGGCTTGTAACCTTCTGGTGCCTGATACTTAAAAGGCATATGATTCTCCTATACAACAAAAGCACCAACACCCAAACGGTTAGGGTTAGTGCCTTCATCATCAATTGGAATGGAATTTTTTAACGCAAGGTAACGCTGGCCATACATGCTGAGATCATAGAAAGCTTCTTTCGATGATCGTGAATAACTCACACTTTGGCCCGCAATTGTCATACTTGAGGCAGTACCAAAAGCAGCACCATTGCCACTTACAGTACCAACTTTAAGAATATGTGCTGCATATAGACCTACAGCACGTTCCTTTAATGCCCCGAACTCAATTTGAGAAACAATCAGATCCGCTTCTTCTAAAGCATCCTGAATTTTTGCATCTGGCAAAGACATTAAACTCGAATCAGTCGAGAACTTTTCACGAAACGTTTGTACGTCCATAGACTCACCTTATTCTTTAGCCTGAGCTAACTTAGCTTGTAACTGCTCAAGTGTTTCATCATCACTAAACGTTACTTCAAGCGCTGTTAATTCAGCCTTCACGGCGGCCAAAGCATCTTCATCAGTTGGCTTTTGCTGCTCACCTGCTGCATCGTTTTGTTTACCACCTTTACCACCACGGCCACCAGTTTTACCTGTTGCTTTTGGCTCATCATCTGGGATTTCCTGAACTTCAAGTTCACCGATATTAATAAGATGTTTAGCAAACTTATTTTTACTGAGCTTCTTGTGTGCTTCTTCATCCACAAGAGTTGGGGTGCCTGTAGGCAAAACAGCAATACCAGAAAAAACAAAAGCGGCCTGTAAGCCGCTATAGATATAAGAATATTTCATACTGTTTTAATCCTTACACGTGATCCAAGTAACGGAGAGAATCAACACGCTTCAACCATACGCCCTGATATTTGTAGTGACCAGGCACTTTAATATCTACACCAACTGGTTGAGCTGCCAAGAAAGTGACGTCATCACATTTCATTTGGATGCATGACGGATCACGGCGGTAAATGATAGAACGGTCAGCACCTGCTGTACCTTTGCCGTTTGAACGACCTAAACCACGAATGGTTAACGGCTTACCTTGTGATGCGAAGATGTTATTTTCTTCAATGAATTTTAAGAAAGTCTTACCGCCAGAATCAGCAACTACACGAGTAGAAAGGTGTAAGTATTGATTTGATGCCATCAAATAAGTATCTGGCTGTACGGACACATCCCCATCAACAAGATCTTCAGCATCTGCCAAGCTTGCGTTAAAGTCACTTAAAACTTCTTCAATGGTTGCAGTAGCCCAGTTATGTTGAGCTGTAACAATGGTTACACCAGTCTGATTTAAGAAACCCTTAACCCCTGTAAGTGCATTGCCATACCATGCAATGTTGCTTAAGTGTTTTTCTGCAGCAAGACGAGCTGCCTCTACTTTATCTGCTTCAAGTGCTAAATTTAATTTTTGAGCTGCTTCTAACTCCAGCACTGAATACATATAACCAATTGTGCCGACCTTCACTGGCAATTGAACAGTATCATATTCAACTTCGGCCAAAGGAATATCATTACCAGTTCCTGAATGATCTTTACCCAAACCCACACCCTTCTTACGGCTTAGGATTTCTCCTCCACCATATACAGCACTGACAGGTTTAACAGGAATGTATTTAGCGTAATCCATCACTTGCTGAAGCTGAGGATCCATTTCGTTAAATTCTTCCAATTTAACGAATAATTGGGCTAAAGCATCAAGGTTAAATGCATCACCAATATTTGCTTGAACCATTTGAGCTACTGGTGTTAAACGTAGCTTCATTGCTGCCAATTTACTCATAATTATTATGCCCCACGTAATCGAACAGCTGCTAAACCCTGTTCATTTGAAATTGTTTCCCAAGATGCGTTTGGCAACTCTGTACCGTCTGTTGCTGTTGGGGATAAAGAACCTAACGGCGCTGCTGTGGTGCCGTTAGCTGTTTTGACATAAACCTTTGCGTTGATATCGGTGACTGGTGCGGTGACCTTCACGTAAATCGAGCCTATCGTCATAACTGGCGCAACATCTGTTGCTTTGTAGGCTTCTTTGCCATCTGCCGTTTTGCCTGACTTGCCTACGCCGTGACGTACGATAATTCCAAACTTGGTATTAGTTGCACCAGTTACCGCTGAAACTGTTTTTCCATCCGTACTACGTACAACCACGTCACCATCGTTCACCAAACCGGTACCAGCCACAGGCAGGGATAAAATATCCTCTGGCCCAATGAGGTGAAACTTCATACCGGGTGCAGCATCGTATTGCTTAACCATGATTTACATCCCCTTAGATTGTTTTGTATGCGTTTTCTTTACTGTAGGTCTTTTCATCCCCACCGCCTGCTGGGTTGCCATCACCAGCTTTAACACTTTGCTGCTGGTGAAGCGCATCACCTACAGGATTAGAAGGATGAGTACCCTTCACAGCACAGAGTGCACGGAAAGTTGTGTCGATCTGCTCAGGCTTTGCGTCACCTACTGATACGCTACCCATCAAAGCAGTTACTAATGCATCACCAGCTTTTGCAGCAATAACATCACGCTTGATTTGCTCACATGAACAACCTTCCGTTTTAACTGACGGCACCAATGCTTTAGCATCAGCAATCACAGCAGCACGCTCTGCAGCAGCTTGCTCAAGCTTTTCAGGTGTCATTTGGTTCTTTTCCAGATCGCCAACTTTTTGCTCAAGAGCAGTTTTTTCGGCATGCAATTGATCTACGACTGCTTGAATTGCTCCAAGCTCATCACCGATAGAAAATTGCTTATCACCAACTTTGAGCTTTGCCGCCTTTAAATTGTCAAGCTGCTCTTGCTGGATTTTTAATGCATCCGCTAAAGGCGTGTTGTCGCCAATGTTATAGCGCACACCATTTACAATAACTTCCATTGATATATTCCCCTTATGTGGAGTTTGTTGTTTGTCACCGATGCGGCAATCACCACCACAACGGCCATATTTAACGAGCGCTACGTGATTGCCTATAAAATTGATAAATTTCGCTTGATATGGCGTACCATCTGGCGCCGTACCCTGCTCAACGATTAATAAGGCTCCATAGCCAAGCGACATTTCTAGCCGCTCGTTGCTTTGGATCAAATCAATACTGATCTTGTCTTTAATGAGCAAATCACCCACCAGATAATCGCCTTCCTGTCGAACGTTCTCACAATAGCCAATGTGATAATCCTTCCAGTTAGATGCGTTAATTTCATTTTTAGGCGGGTGATAGTCAGTAGCGTCTACACCATTGAAGCTTTGAATAGCCTCAGGCTTGAAAAGCTCTTCTGCAGGCGTGTAGACATTAATGACTTGATCAGCGGTATAACCTTCCAGTGATGGAAACTCATACGCATAGTACTGACGTACTTGAGGCGCTTTAGCTAAGCGAACATTGACGCATTTCAGATACCCATCTTTGGTAAATGAGCGTGTCGATTCGCTTGGCGCAAAGTCACCTACCTTGAAGCGGTAAATGTTTTTCATAAATTGCGCTCAATAAAAAACCCACCGAGTGGTGGGTTAACATATTTGGGAATTCTAAAATTAATTTGAATTAGTCAATTCAACAGCAGTCTTTACTTTCATAGGTAAATTCTTATTAACTTTATCCTCATAACAAAAATAAGATATCAACATACTAGATATAATTAAAACTTCTAAAATTACAATTAAACAAGATGGAATGTAAATCCAAAATTTCTTTGGCTTTTTTGGTTTTACACATTTAGATTTATCATCCTCAGATAATGCTATATATCTTTTATTTTCATATTCATAAAATGCTGACTTGTAGTCAACGTCATCATGGTTTTCAAAACCATCTAGTACTTTTCGGTACTCATTCATATACTTTTCAAGATTTGGCTTTTCATTTTTGTGTTTTACATCTACTAAATGAACTTTAAATTCATCAATGATCTTTTTAATCCTATCCCCACATTGCAAAAACTCTTTACTACGAACTTGGAAATTGGCAGTGGCAATAGCGGTTGAATATACTAAAACACAGACAGCAAGAAATACTTGAATAATTGTCAAAGTTATACTTGAAAAACTTTTATTAATTCCAGCGAGATCAAGTAATGGAATTAATATTAATCCTAAAGATGCAATAGTAGTGGTGATGAAACATATGTCATTTATATGTTTCAATCTCCTTGCTGCTGTAAACCTTGCATCTGTAGTAATACTCATGGTCCTTAAATATTTATCAGCAATTTCTTGATAAGGAGTAAATATACTTATTGAAGTGCTGTCTGTGCTTTTCGTATCCATTTAAATTAATATATAAAATAATTATTAATCATATAATTAAACCAATAGTTCAATCAATTAAAATATCCTCATAATTAGGCAAAGCTGTGCAACGACAACGAATAGGCTGACCGGGATGCCCACCATCTGGCGGTGAATCCCATCTAAATGTCTTGCCCTGCTTATGTTGATGATCTGGCCTTACACGCTCATCTTTCGCCGTTTGCCATGTGTATGTCTCAACACCCATTGAAAGCTGTCGGGCTTGGTTAATTTGGCCGTTAATCTTGCCCATCTGATCACTAGCAATAAGACGTGCACGATAATCAGTAGATAATCCTAATTGCTTAATAGCTTTGGCCAACTCTTCATTAGTTTGTCCAGTCTGCAAAGCATTGGTGATTAATACCTCAAGCTTATCGGCATATTGCTGCGGAATAGACTTAATCAAACTGACATTTGCCGTAATGTTTAGATCTACCTCGTCTTGGATATCAGCAGCTCGATAAAACGGCGTAAGATCCACACCAATAATTGTTTTGGTGTGCTCTGCAATTTGCTTGTCCACTTCCTTTTGGGTGTCAGTCACAACCTTTGTGGCCAACGGACGGGAAACCTCAACAACATACTTTGTGAGCTTTTCCCTAAACGCCGCCATCATGTCAGAGAACCATGCATCTCCGATGTTCTGGCCTACTGTAGGAATAACTAATTCCTTAGTTTGTTCCTGACAATATTTTGAGATAGCCAGTAATTGCCGTGTGTAATAAAGCTCTACACGGCGGTTTACGTGCACGGCTCTCGGCTTAGAAGCTTTACGACCTTTTTTACGTTTCTTCGCCTGCTGGAGGTGGGGTTTCAGGATCTGAATTATCGTTGTCATTAAGCTTCACCATTGTCTCAAGCTCTTTGATATGTTTTTCATCAATCACTGAATAAACACCATCAATAACAAGCTGTTTTGCTATCTGTGGCTCTGTGATGATGCCCATTTCTAAATACTTGGAATCCCGTTCAGCGTTAGCTTTCTCAACTTCAGAGCGGACCTTAGCGTCTAATTGCCATAGAGGATTGAACACAACATCTAAGCTTGGAATCTGACGACCAAATGTGGCTTGAACAATTACTCTTAAAAGCTTCATCATGAATGGCTTTAAGGACCATATTTGCTTAGTTGCAATACTGTCGTAATAGTTCCGTGTGTCATGCTCGCCTGTTGCATTCATCCCTGCAGGTGATTGACCGAATAAAATCGTATATGGCATATCAGCTGCACCAGCAGTTTGAATCGAATACTCACGCATGAGGTCAGGCAGACCGCCAAAGCTATAAGATTTAGAGTCATACTCCTCCTCTTTATCCAAGACGATCATGCCATTCAAGCCCTTAAGCAATCCGACACTAAGAAAACGTTCAGCTACGGATTTCATATCCTCTTTGATCTTATCGACCAAGTTAGGTGTTCTAATCACGTCAATTTTTGATTCATGGACCAGACTAGCAGTGGCTTTCTTTACGGCAGCATGATCAAGTAGATCCTCATAAACTTCCTGTAAGACACTTACAGGCTCTTCATTGACCACATCTGCATGACCAAATTTAATTAAGCGGGTGTGGTGGATCCGTTGGTTAGATTTACCATCAAGCTTTAGCTTGTAAAATTCAGGCTGCTTTAAAACGCCACCTGCCTCCTTAGGCGATAAATATTTACTGGTATCAGCTTCAATGTGCTTTTTCTTAAGCACCGTGAAAAACTCTAAACGACCAATACCTAACTTGTTTAAATCAAACGGTTGATCTAAGTTGCCGCCGTCCACTGTTCCTAGAAGCACATAGCAAACACCATATAAGCGAGAAAGTACTAAACTAGATAAGAGCACCCCATCTAAGTTAAATGCCTTACACGCCTCTTTAAGCTTTAGTAAATCGTTATCCTGAATCCCTTCAAAAAACCAACCAGCTCGGAGCATGTCACTTGCTGGACGGTTTACGATGCGCTTAGCCAACCAGTGTTGATACACGGCTTCTAATTGCTCATCAGGAATTACTTTCTTAACGAAAGAACCGTGTGAAGCTTTGTCACGTTGGGTACCAATATTTGAGACAAAGTTTGTATACGCCCCTGCATCGCCAATTGCATCGGGCTTTTTAGTTTCAGCCATAATTTCCTCTAATCAAATACAGTTGGCTTTTTGGCTAATGAATCATTAATTGCATCAATGGTCGGGTCCCACTGGTCGTCATGATCATGTGACCAATCAGCAGTAAGGCCTTCAATCTCTTCAATGTAATTCAATAGCCACGGTGCATTAGCTGGCAACCAAACACGGCGTTCTTCAACATAAAGAATGACATCCATAGTCCTTGATAGCTTGTCAGTACTTCGCTGAATCGCACGTATTGGTAAAGTGGTCTGCTTAGATATGGACTGAATTAAACCGGTACCACTCGCCTTATCCTCTACAGCCATATAACGAAGCTTGCCGATCTTTGTGTTACTGTCCTTATGTTTATTGATAAAAGCTTTAGCTTCTTTCAATAGCTCTGGTGCTTCCCATTTGCCACGCTTCACATCGATGATGTAAAGGTTATTGTCATAGCCAAGACCTGCGCATAAGAACACTGAAAAGTCATTATGCTCTTTTGTCTTTTGCGCCGTATCTGCCCAAATCGCACGCCATTTAAGAACAGGTAAGTCTAGGTAACGTGGGAACCATTCAGCTTTAACCAGATCACCACCCAGCTTTTTAGGGTTCTGCATATATTGGCTTGCAAATGTATAGCGTGACACTGTGGCGCCGTCTTTATCTTCTCCGCCTTTCTCCAGCTGCAGCAAAGAAAGTAAAGATTCTTTTAACGGCCAATAGCTTTGTCGACCTTTCTCATCACGTTCAACATCACGTGGGATTTTGCGCTGTATGTGCTCTGGTAGCTTACTGATGTACTCATCATCAATAAGTGCGGGAATACTGATCTGTTCCCACTCACCAGGTACATTACCCGTCATCACAAAGTTAGTCGGATCTTCAACGTGTAACCGCTGCATGATCAAAATAATTGGCGTGTCAGATTTAGCTTTACGAGAGTTGACCGTATTTAGGATTTTACGGTTTGCTTTACGTCTTGCTGTCTGGCTAAATGCATCCTCAGGCTTTAATGGGTCATCCAGAATAATCGCACCGGTAAAGCCCTCATTAGCTAATGTACCGGCACGGCGACCAGTGACCTGCCCACCCATTGATGCAGAATAAACATGACCAGCATCGTAACCATCTACTGTTGTTTTCCAGCTAGACTTAGCATCCGTACTGGTAGAAATCTTTACTGGCCATAAACTCTGAAAGTCTTCTGACTTAACAATGTTCCTTGCTGTTGCAGATACATCCTCTACAAGTGATTGCGAGAAAGACAAATACAAAAAGCGCGAACGAGGATTACGAGCTATACCACGGGCAATAAGATTTGTGAGTAGTTCAGTCTTACCGCTTCCGGGTGGAACGTTAATAACTAGGTTTTTAACCTTGCCAGCTATAACCTCATCAATCTTGTCGGCAATATATTCATGATGCCAATTGACCGAAAACTTAAAACCCATGCGAGGCAAGAAAAATGCTCGTGTGAAAAATAAATGTTCTTTCTCACATTTGATCCGCTTAGCTTTGGTTTTAACAGGATCAATATTCGTTCTCGAGTTCATCTATCGCCTGCCTTACCTGCTCATCGGTAGCAGTCACATAGGTAATGTTTTCGCTTTGTAATGGACCGCCGCCTGCCCCTGTAATTTCAGTCTTATTCGTGTACTTGCCGCCTATGTCCTCAGCAGCTTGCTTAAGAATGCTTAAAGCTGCTACACGGTTTCTACTGTGCTTTTGATATTGGCTTTCGTAGCGCTGTAAACGCACCGCTAAATTTGCAATAGGGATTGCCTCAGGCTTACCCAAAAACATTTCGCGAGTCTTTTCAAAATCTTTTCTTAATTCTTCGCTCAGGTTCTCGCCTGCCCGTTTGGTCGGGTCGTATTTCTCACACTGCTGTTTAGTAACTTTTATCCCGTATTCTTGGTTGACGAGCTCAGCAGTTTCTGTGGGTGTATTAAATACGGCAAGTGAGCGAACTATAAAGAGTTTTACCTCCTTTTTTAGAGCCGCCATATCCTCAATCCTGTCAACCTACGTCAACCTAAATAGCCAAAAAAAAGAGCCTCAAGGCTCAGGTAATTACGCAGTTTCCACAACATTTCGAAATATCTAAATCAGAAACAAACGGCGGGTTTTTAGCGACTTCAATAAGCCGCTTAACGTTTTCATTTGCACCCCAGCGTTTAACAACACCGATAAACTCTTCCACATCGTGGCCAGCTAAATAGTGCTTTGGTAAGCCAGTATGATCGCTGTAAATAATCTCACCGTCCGAGTCTCGTTCTACACCAATGTGATAAAGCTCATGTTCAAGCAAAGCACAGAACTCGCTATCGTTTGCCTTTTCACAAAAGCTTGCATCGATGGTGATTAAGTAAACTGGAACGAATCCGAACCAGTCGCGCATTTGCTGCTCTTGTCGGGCTTTCTTCCAGCCACCTTGTTGAAACATAACCTTTTCACATTGGCCAAGCACCATACGCTTAGCTCTGGTATAAGCAGAAGAAGCCCATGCAAAAGCCAAGAAACCCTCATTGTCATGAAGCATCTCAGCGATATGGTCGTGATCTGGATTATGTAAAGGTCCACCCAGCGTAAGAAAATTAGCAACTACCCATAGTTTTAAATCAGGTGCAGGTATTAAACGGAGTGCTTCCTCTTCTTCGGCCTGATCCATAAAATCAGTTGGAGGAAATGGTCTGATCTGATCCATTAAATATTTTCCTCTTTAAATTTTTTAGCCACTGACTAGCGTATTCAGTCCGTAACTGCAAAGGTCCAGACTCATCAATGCGGCATCTAGATGCTGTCTCTATGCGAATTACGGTATAACCCATCTCTTCAGCCACATCGTAACGATCAAGACTCCAAGCTTTATTTTTAAGCTTACCCTTACGTCCACCTGACCAAGGGCCGCCAGCAATTTCAACTAGTATGCGATGTTCGATTAAATGAAAATCAAAACGCCAATGCTTTGTTGATTTAAACTGGAATTTCTTTTCGTATTTAATTTCCAGATTGTCTAAAGCTTCAGTAAATTCTTCCTCTGCCTCTAAGTACTTTTGAGTAGCTTTAGGTAGCGGTCTGGATTTAGGCTTGGTTTTAGGTTCTTTTTTCCGAGTAAGCCAAAAGTATTCTGTAGAATCCATTATTCTCACCCATAAAAAAACCGCCCTAAGGCGGTGGCTAAACTCACAGGCAATATAGTATTACTTCTTAAAAGTTGCCTTATAAAGCTTTGAATTAAAGTAATCCGTAATTTCTTTACCTTCGGTTTGAATTTTTTCCTCATTTGAAGGTAAAAAATCTGATTCAGATTTGAAGCTCATATACTCTGGAATAAATTTCTTTATAGGCGGAGGTGGTTTAGGTCCACCTTCTGTAATTTTTTCGATAAATCCAGCTAACCATAAAATATACTCACCTTCTGAATTATGAGGAGGAATCAAACTCACATCTATTTTTACTTTACATTCATCTAATTGTTTACTAAACAATTCAACAAAATCAATAAAATTATATTTTAATTTAAATTCTGTTCCCTCAATTTCTCTGCGTATACATGTCATAAGTAAGTTCATATTTTCAATACAGTCATGTGAAAACAATTCCTCATCTTTAATTTTGTTATAAATATTTTCCGCAAACATGAGATACTGTGGCATTTCAGCAGCTCCTCATTTTTATAAAGTATTTTTCTTAAGGTAGTCCTATTATAACAATGTTGCAACAAGAAATTTTCCATTTTTAGTTTAAGGAATTTTTTAAAATTATAAAGACGATTAGATTCAATAAATTAGCACGAATAAAAGCTAGGGAAGTTTGATTTTTCTAATGAGCTTTGAAATTGATTATTGTGTTTAAATCATCAATTTAAAAAAGCTTGCCTAGTAGGCAAGCTCCCCCTTTTTGATATTTGCGCTGATCAACAAGGTTTAGTGTTACCTACAGCAACACACTGATAATACTGAAATATTTAAAAATAAAAAAGCCCACTTCCTATTTTTATTCAGAAATGGGCTTAGCGAAAAAAAACGCTTAGACCTGAAATAGGAAATATCTATTCGGAAATATCTCCAACCTCATATTGGCATAATATTTAAGCACTAGCAATAGGGATTGAATTAAAAATATCAAATATTCATATTTAAATAGACTTCTTTCATAAGTCATTTTTCACTCAGTTCCATATTATAGACTCCCGCAATTAAATTGAATCTTAAGCCCAATCTTTTGCCACGGTTACGATATCGCACAGCAAGGATTTTGAAGGTTTTCAAACGGCCAAATACATGCTCAATCCCTATTCTTCTTTTATTAATTTCCTGATTATAAATTTTGAGTTCAGGATCCAGTTTACAGCGCTTCTTTGCTTTTAATGGCAACAAGCTGTTTGGATACACTGTATAAATTCCTTGATAACCCTTATCAGCAAGGATAAAGGCACCTGTAGGAATCTGATTCAAGTTGCGTTTGAAGAGTTCGAAGTCATGTACGGCACCACGACTCGTGCATAAACTTAGGATTTTTCGAGTTTGATAATGAATGATGGCCTGTACTTTGAAAGTATGTGTCTTCTTTTTGCCACTATAGCTTTTCTTCTGTTTTTTTAGGTCTTTGTATTGGAATTTCTGTGGCAT